ATGTGCAACACAGATCTGAGGGATGAAATTAGGATTGCCAATGTCCGGCAGTGGGAAGTTGCAGAAGCCATCGGCATCTCGGAGATGACAATGGTCAAGTGGCTCCGCAGAGAACTAGGCGATGACAAAAAGGCTCTGATCCGTCAGGGCATCGTCAAGGCTGCGGCACAACACCGAGATACAACCTAACTGGGCCAGGCCCGGTCATTCCTCGGAGGAAACTTCGAATGTTGACCTTAATCCCTGAAAACGGGAGAGGTCTATCTTTTTATAAGGGGGGTTGGAAAATGCGAGACAGAAAGAAGCAACGAGAACTGCGCAAGCTGCGTAAAGAAGAAAAGCTGGATTTCCGCGATGGCTCCGGTGTTCTTGATCCCACGCCATATTATGCGGTTCAGAAAATAATCAGGCAGGAGCGAAAAAACGCTGCGGCAGCTCGAAAGGAAGCAATAGCATGAACGACTTGGGTTTTTATGATCTGCTGACGCGATGTCGTGACGGAACTGTGGTCGTTACTGCTTTCAAGGAAAGCGGTGAAAAAGAGTTCTTCCGGTCAACCGACCCGGATGAATTGAGAGCAGCCGTTGAGCAACTTTCCCAAGAGAGTATTGCCGTATATGTTGACCGCAACCTCAGACGGTTTGATCTTCCACCCGGCGTCAGAGGCACAGACGATAATGTCGTGGTCATCAATTCCATAACAGTTGACTGCGATCTGCTCGGCCCGGCGCACACGGAAACAAGGCTGCCGGAAACAATTGAGGACGCAAAAAAGCCGCTGGGCAGATTCCCGGAACCAACCATTTTGGCCGACTCAGGATACGGTTTATATGCCGAGTGGTACTTTGAAGAGCCCATAAAGCTGACCGGAGCAGATATACGGGAAAAAGTCGAAGGTATCTTCCGTGGTTTCGGCCGTGCCGCAATTTCCGCATATGTCGAATACGGCTATAAACTGGACAATGTATTCACAATATCGCATATGTTTCGCGCTATTGGCAGCTTCAACAACAAACTGGAGGCTCCCGTAGAATGCCGCGTTCTCTCGAACAGCGGTATTTTTTATACTCTGGATGACTTCGCAAAATACTATGAAGCACCAACAGCAACAGAGCATGAGCCCTTTGAGGTTGACGAGCGAGTCGTCGGCAGCGCAGATCGAATTATGGAGCACTGTCCGTTTGTGCGAAAGATGTTGGATGATCCAAATGCCGTCACGGAACCTGAATGGAAAGCCGCGTGCGACAATATTTCTCTGGCCTCAGACGGGCCGGACAGGTTTCATGAGTGGAGTTCTCTGTACAGCAATTATTCCTATGAGGAAACCGAGTACAAAATCCAGCGATCTCTCGCGGCTAAGAAACCATGCACCTGCAAATACATCCATGAAAGCCTCGGCTTTGAATGTCCGGATGGCGGCTGCGGTGTAAAAGCTCCAATTGTTCACGCGCTGTATTCCAAGCAAGAGCAGATGCAGAATCTGCTCGAAAAAGACAAGCCGACCGATGACGAAGTTTATGACCCGTATTTTCTGGGCCTTGCTGCCTACGCAAAAGAAAACTGCCCGGCTGAATATGGCAGGCTGAAGCTGATGGTCAGAAAGGCCGGCGTCGGTCTCCGGGATTTTGAGCGGGCAGTGAATAACGAGGCCGAAAAGCGAAGAGAGCCTGCATTCGATATTGAGCCGACTGAAATCCGCCTTGACGGCATTGACCTTCACGGCGCTATGGAGCCGCCCGGCTACCGGATATCACTTGAGGACGGTGTCACACAGACGCGGTACGAGGACGGCATCCCGATTCTGGTTTGCCTTTGCCATGAGACGGTGGTTATCACCCGGCGGCTTGAGAACATCGATACAGGTCAGGAAAAGCTGTCTCTCAGCCATTACCGGAATAGCCGGTGGAAAGAAATCATAGCGCCACGGTCCAGCGTTCTGAACAAGAACAAGCTGGTCAGTCTTGCCGACAGCGGGCTTCCGGTGTCTTCTGACAACGCGGAAGGCGTCGTCCGGTACCTTTCAGCTTATGAGGCTGCAAACAGCAAACGGATACCCTTTATCCGCAGCATCAACCGTATCGGCTGGATCGGGACCGAGTTCTATCCCTGTCTCACAAACGAGGAAATCGTGTACGAGGGTGACGATACCTATAATCTTGTCGGCGCCATTACCGAACTTGGCAATTACGAGCTTTGGCTCAAAACCGCAGAGGAGCTTCGCAAGAATCCCTTTGCCAGAATCGTGATGGCCGCGTCCTTTGCCTCTCCGCTGCTGGAACTTCTGCAAAACCGCGTCATCATCGTGCATCTTTGGCATTCATCCCGGAGCGGTAAAACAGCCGCGCTCAAATTTGCGCTCTCCATATGGGGAGATCCCATGAGACTGATGGGAAACTTCAACAGCACGGCAGTCGGCCTGGAGCGCCGGGCAGGAACTCTGAAACACCTGCCGCTCGGACTTGACGAACTTCAGGTACTCAACGAAAAGCGCCTATCACCATCCCTGATCGTCTATTCTCTCGGGAACGGCTACGGAAAGACCCGTGGTTCCAAGAGCGGTGGGCTGCAGGACGTTCCGACATGGCGCAACTGCATCATCAGCACCGGCGAACAGCCGCTGAGCAATGAAAGCTCAATGGACGGTGTGGAAAGCCGCGTGCTTGAGCTCTACGGTCCTCCGATAACAGATATCGAGACGGGACGCCGCATTCATCAGATCAGTGAATGTAATTACGGTTATGCAGGCAAACGATACATCGACTTCATCGTAAATACGATTCTGACAAGCAAAGACAAAATACGACAAGATTATGAAAATATACGAGAAAAGCTTCAGACCGGGTTTGAAGGTGATCCCGGCGTCCATCTTGACAATATAGCTGTACTGGCGCTGGCCGACTGCTATTCTTCCGTGAGCCTGTTCGGTATGGCCGAAGAAGACGCTGTCGCAGAGGCTGTTTCTCTTGGAAATACAGTTTTACAAAACGCAAAGAGTCTGGAAAAGGAGGATGTAGTCGAGCGGGCATGGCATTTCCTTGAGGATTGGATCGCTTCGAACAAAACCCGGTTTGAATCGACAATATCGCCCTGCTACGGAAAAATCGAGACAAACAAGGTATATATCATCGCCGCTGTCTTAAAGCAGGCGATGGAAGAAGGAGGATATTCGTATTCCAAGAGCATCCGCGGGTTCCGGGACAGAGGGTATATCGAAGTGTTCGCCAATGCCGAGGGCGAGGAGAATACGCAGTGTCAGAAAAAGATCCAGGGCATCAATGTCAGGGCTGTATGCATAAAGCTGAACGTCCAGCCGGACGCTGACGACTTTCTGACTGACCCGATTGTGCCACTGACCGGTCCAAAGTAACGAAGGTAACGAAAGTAACGGGTAGTTGCGGAACATACCGGATATATCAATAAATATAAATTCGGAATGTGGGAGTAGTGAAAATAAACTCTACTATACAAACAATGTACCTACTGTTATTTCGTTACTATCGTTACCTTTGACTCAAAAAGCCTGTAATACCAACACTTTCTGCGGTAACGGCCCTGGTAACGAGTACGTGTACCGGCGTTACCGCGGTGGACACCACATCAATATTAAGGAGAATTCTATAATGGAAAAATCAGTTAAAAGCCTTACCCCTGTCAGCAAAGAGATGACAGTCTATACCCCGGTGCAGGTGAACGACAGAACGAGCTGGCACAACATGAAGCCTCTGGGCTATTCATTCCTGCAGGCAAAACACGACGACGGCAGCGAAAGCCTTTACATGGTAACGCATGACGGACTCATTCAGAAGGACCTGTACAGCGTTGTCGTTCCCCGGCAGATCTGCCCCTGCTGTGAAAAGTACATCACACCTATCCCGTCCATGACGATTGACGACTGTTACGTGGCTGAGTATCACTGCAAGCATTGCAATTACCGCTTTTCCCCGGAGGAGGTGCTTTTCCATGAGTAATATCTGGACGGTTCCAAAACCGACAAAGCACATAAAAGGGCTCTGCCGGGAACTTGGCATCGAGTACAGCATTGTTCCCTTTGACCTGGAACGGGTCATCTACCGCAACTTCGGCAACGGCTACGATGTGGAGATTTCCCGTGTCAATACCACGAGCATCAAAAAGAAAGCCGTCATCTATCTCTGGAAAGATACCAACCGCATCATTAAAATCGTGGAAGGTGTCCCGCAGGCGGATATCGGCAAATGGGTAGAATGGCTCCGTGAAAAGGCGCAGTCCCTAACGCCTGAGGATTTCGCAGAGGACGGCTTTCTCAAAGAGGAACGCACCATTTATGTGGGGGTCCCGCAATGCCGCGCAAACCATTAAAGCACTGCGCCTACCCAGGCTGCCCGAACTTAACCTCCGGGCAGTACTGCGAGGTGCATCGGCTGTCCGAGCGTCGGAAATACGATAAGTACCAGCGCGATCCGGACATCATCAAACAGTATCACAGAAATTGGCTGAAAATCCGTGGCCGGTACATCAGAGCGCATCCTCTTTGCGAGGACTGCCTTGAGTCCGGCAGGCTCACCCCGGCAGCGGAGGTTCACCACATACTTCCGCTGTCCCGTGGTGGGACGCACGACGAGGACAATCTTCGTGCGCTCTGCCGTTCGTGCCACAACAAGAGGCACATCGCTCTCGGTGACCGCTGAATGAAGCGTTAAACGACCGTCAGCCCCTGGTAGGGGGGTCTAAATCTCTACGACCCTTTTGTCTGGAAACGGCGTGGGGCGCCGTGTACGAAAAAAGCGAATCCAGACGCAAAAAACCAATAAATCAAAAAAATGGAGGAAGAAACATGTCGAAAGACGGTACGAATCGCGGCGGTCCACGCCCCGGTTCTGGTAGGAAACCGAAGGCAGTTGCTGAAAAGCTTGCTAATGGCAACCCCGGCGGCAGAAAGCTGACCATAGTAGATTTTGGTGATGAAGCTGAAAATCTTGTTGGTGCTGAAATGCCGCCGGTCAAAGAATATCTGAAGGCAAAGCAGAAAGACGGCAGCATTACCTGTGCCGAGGATATCTTTAAGGAAACATGGGAATGGCTGCATGAGCGCAAATGTGATCAGTTGATTCCCGTACAGCAGATTGAGCAGTATGCGATGTCTGTAGCTCGCTGGGTGCAGTGTGAAGAGGCGGTATCGGACTTTGGCTTTCTGGCAAAGAAACCGACTGGCACTGTTATTTCGTCTCCCTACGTTACCATGAGCAGGGAGTACATGAAGCAGGCAAATGCAGCGTGGTACCAGATTTTTCAGGTAGTCAAGGAAAACTGTTCTGCGGAGCTTAGCGGCCCGACTCCGCAGGACGATGTGATGGAGCGCCTGCTCCGCGCACGTTCGGGCATTCACTGACATTTTATATCGGCAGGAGGATGGCTCATGATGAGCTGTCCTCCTCTCTCGTTGGAGGAACACTATGAAACCACAGGATAAGCTCGCTATTAACAATATGCGGCTTGACGGTATATCCCCAGCAGAGATTGCTTCCCAGCTGCACCTTTCTCTGAATACCGTGTATTCCCATATCCGCAGGCATCCGCAGATTCCGAACGCAAGGACCTGCCTTTACTGCGGAAAGCCGGTGCTGCAGACGAAGGGCCGCCGGGCAAAGAAGTTCTGTTCTGACAACTGCCGTATGGCGTGGTGGAACAGTCATCAGGACAATATCAATAAAAAAGCATACTATACGCTGACCTGCAGTCACTGTGGAAAGGAGTTCACAGCTTATGGCAACAAAAATCGAAAATACTGCTGCCGGGAATGTTATATCGCTTCCCGCCAGCCCTTACAGCCCGGATAATCTGCTGATGTACCATACCTCGCTTTCTCTGGTTGAGCGGATGGTCCAGAATGGTCTTCTCACACAGATTGACTACGGGAAATCCGTTGCAATTCTCACGAAAAAATACGGCCTTCCTTCGGACAGTATTTTCGCAGAAATAGCTTGATAACCTGCCGAAAGTATGGATATATATAGTAACCCCAAATTGATACAAGGAGGCAGGCTGTATGGCAAGAACCATTGAACAGGTGCCATTCCCGGAACAGGCACCAAGGCCAAAATGCGTGGCTGCTTATGCAAGAGTCTCGTCCGGCAAGGACGCAATGCTCCATTCGCTCTCTGCGCAGGTCAGCTGTTACAGTGAAATGATACAAAAACACAAAGGCTGGCAATACGTCGGTGTGTATGCCGATGAAGCCAAGACCGGCACAAAGGATTCCAGAGAGGACTTTCAGAGGCTTTTGGATGACTGCCGGGCCGGAAAAGTGGATATGGTGATTACTAAGTCCATCTCACGCTTTGCCCGTAACACAGTGACACTTCTAAGCGCTGTGCGGGAACTGAAAGCAATCGAGGTGGACATTTTCTTTGAAGAGCAAAACATCCACACGCTCTCCGCAGATGGAGAACTGATGATGACCATTCTCGCAGGGTACGCCGAGGAAGAGAGCCGCTCAACCAGCGATAATATGAAATGGCGTATCAAGAAAAATTTTGAAGAGGGCAAGCCCTGGGACGGCACCATTCTCGGTTACCGCTACAAAAACGGCACCTATATTATAGAGCCGGAGGAAGCCGAGACCGTCCGCCGTATTTTTCGGGAATACCTTTCCGGCAGAGGCATCATTGCTATTGCAAATGATCTGAGCAGAAATGGCCTCGTCACGCGGTATGGGAATGCATGGCACAAAAACGGCGTAGCGGATATCCTGCGCAACTACACCTATACGGGTAATCTGCTGCTGCAGAAGACCTACCGGGAAAATTTCCTGACAAAGAAAACGCTGGTAAACGATGGGCAGCTTCCGAAGTACCATGCAGAGGGTACTCATGAGGCTATTATCAGCATGGCGGATTTCGAGGCTGTGCAGGCTGAGATCAAAAAACGCGCTGCCAGGTTCGCTCCGGCAGACAAGACCTACACCAACCGGTATCCTTTTTCCGGGCTCATTGTTTGCGGAATCTGCGGCAAGAACTACCGCAGGAAGGTTACTCACACCGGTCCGGTCTGGATCTGCTCCACCTACAACCAAAAGGGTAAAGCCTGCTGTGCTTCGAAACAAATCCCGGAAAATACGCTTATCGCCGTGGCCGAGGAGGTTACCGGCAGCATTGAGACAATCCACGGCAAAATAACGGCAATCAGAGCCATGAACGATAATGAACTGGTATTCTGCTTCACTGACGGCACAGAAACCGTTAAACGGTGGCAGGACCGCTCCAGGACGGAAAGCTGGACGGCTGATATGAAAGCTGCCGCCGCTCAGAAGACCAGAGACAATCATAGAAAAAAGATGGATACCACCATTTGACTATACACGATTCCCATTATAATCCCCGTTATGATTTCGGTTTCTGATTTCATAACAGCTTTCATGCACAGGAGGTGCTTAAAATGCCTACAGCAAAAAATGTAACGGTTATCCCAGCCACATTCAATCCGCAGACCCGCAGACCGCTTCAGCAGCTTTCCCGCCGGAAGGTGGCCGGTTATGCCCGCGTGTCAACTGATTCCGATGAGCAGTTCACCAGCTATGAGGCCCAGGTCGATTATTACACAAATTACATCAAGGCCAATCCGGAATGGCAGTTTGTCAACGTCTTTACGGATGAAGGCATCAGCGGCCTGAACACCCGGAAGCGTGAGGGATTCAACGAGATGATTTCTGACGCTCTTTCCGGAAAAATTGATCTGATCGTCACAAAATCGGTATCCCGTTTTGCCCGTAACACCGTTGACAGCCTTTCAACCATCCGTAGACTCAAGGAGCACGGCACGGAGGTCTACTTTGAGAAGGAGCAGATCTGGACCTTTGACAGTAAAGGCGAACTGTTGCTTACAATCATGAGCAGTTTAGCACAGGAGGAGTCCCGCTCTATCTCCGAAAATGTTACCTGGGGCAGACGAAAGCAATTCTCAGACGGGAAATACAGCGTGGCATACAGCCAGTTTCTCGGGTACCGACGCGGTTCTGACGGGCTTATGGAGATTGCTCCGGATGAGGCCGAGGTCGTCAAGCGTATCTACCATATGTTCCTTGACGGCAGCTCGTCCAGTCGTATTGCGAAAACGCTCACCAAAGAAGGCGTACCGACGCCTGCCGGAAAGACCGTATGGCAGACGGCTGTCATTGAGAGTATTCTTACCAACGAAAAATATAAGGGCGATGCCCGGCTTCAGAAGAAATTTACCACAGATTTCCTAACAAAAAAGCTGAAGATCAATGAGGGAGAAATTCCGCAGTACTATGTTACCGATTGCCATCCTGCTATCATATCTCCTGCTGAATGGGAGCAGGTCGATAAAGAGTTCAGACGCCGGAAAAGCTGCCCGAAGGCCCGGTTCACCGGAAACGCATTCTCAGGAAAGATTATCTGCGGAGACTGTGGCGAAGCTTTTGGCCCCAAGGTCTGGCATTCCAATGACCCGTACCGAAAAGTCATCTGGCAGTGTAACGCCAAGTTCAAGAACAAAGAAAAATGCTCCACGCCGCATTTGACGGAGGAGCAGATACAGGACGCATATAAAATGGCGCTCGGCCAGTTGATTGTTGACCGGGAGCGGTTTGTGGAGGACGGTAGATTGCTCAAGGCCGAGCTTGCTGATACCACGGCGATTGACCGGCAAATTGAATCCATCAACCAGGAGATGGAGGTCGTTGCCGGACTCATCAAACAATGCATTGACAATAACGCCTCCAGCGCAATGGATCAGGAGGAATATGCCAAGCGGTATGACGGGCTGGTGGAACGCTATGAAAAGCAAAAATTCAAGTTGGAAAGGCTGCAGGCTGAAAAGGCTGAACGGGAATTTAAGGAGGAGGTCCTCAGCGGATTTCTTTTTGAAATAATCGAACTGGAGGATATGGATACAGCCTTTCACCCGGTGCGTTTCAGTAAGACTGTTGACCATATCACCGTATACAGTGATGGCAGGCTGGTATTCACTTTCTTCATCGGGAAAGAGATAACCGTGGAGCTTTAAGCCCCTATTTTTTGCAAACGGTCGTTTAACGAATTGCGGCTGTTTAACGATTACAGAGTACCAGATATAGCGCTTTCACGCTTTCCAGTGCTCTGTATTACACTCTATATGGAAACAGTTAGACCCGAAATGCACAGACCGACTTCGGAAAGCCTTACAGCGCAGGCGTTTTCGGCAGTAAAATAACGAAACAGCGAATTGACACATCGTATCAATTCGCTGTTTCTGATTTGAAGCGAATAGCAATCATTGATACAATGCGCCCTCTGCGCTCTCAATGCACCCAATGTTATAAAGGATTTGAGGGCGATTTCGGAGTAAAACATAAGGGACAGAACGGACTAAAGGGACAAAACACAGCCTGTCACTTCTGTCTCTTGTATTATCTGCCGTATTTTCGTCCGCGACTCCTGCTCCGCAAGTAGCGACAGTACCATTGGCATAGACTCGCTTTGGCTGCCCAGCGAATACAAGTGTTCGGCTTCAAAGATTATCCCAACAGACGGGTGCAGTTTGGAAAGCTCCCGTGTAACGGATATAACATCGGTGATGCTGCGTCCGATTCGAGAAATGTTTTTTGTAAGTATATCATCAACTCTGCCGGTTCTGCAATCAGAAAGAAGTCTCTGAAGTTCCGGCAGCTTGGGGGTATCCGTGCCAGAACAGGCAATATCACGATAGACACCGACAATTTGGAATGTAGAGTTACTGGCGGCCACATCGCGCAGATGAGCCTCCTGAACAGCATATGCAGGGACTTCACCCGAAGCCGGCTCCGTGGCAGTCCTAACATAAAGCGCTACACGACGGTTGCCGGTTAGGTTATTCTCCATCAATATCGTCCTCCAGCAGCTTCGGAAATTGCTTCTGCATCTTTGCGATGGATTCGAACAAGTCTCGATTCTTGTCGATGATACGCATGGCGGCGGAATGAGCCTTGTGTTTTAGATTATTTTCTTCCATTTCTCCAAATGTAACCGGACGGAAGTCATTTACATCCACCCCGGCATTGAGCATAAGTTCGGAGCGTTCTATCAGCGGCCAGTAGTCAGCATCGGTGTTGCCGTGTATATGACCGAAAACCATATAACTGCCCTTACCGCTGCACGGCCACGACATCATGGGATAGTGGCAGGCAGTGATATTATGCTTCCCATCGGAAAAGTGCAGCATGGGGTTAACGCTGAGAAAAAACTTGTCTAATGGCACCTGCTTCATCCACTTTCGGTCGTGGTTCCCGGTAATCAGATGTTTCTTTCCCTTAAGGCGGTCGAGATAGCTCTCAGTCGGGGTTTGATTCCGAAACAGCAAATCGCCCAAAATATAGACCGTGTCGCCATTTGTTACACGCTCGTTCCAGTTGGCAATGAGAGTTTCATCCATCTCCTCCACACATGAAAACGGACGCCTGCATAGCTTTATAGCGTTGGCATGTCCGAGGTGCAAATCACTTGTAAAATAAATCATTCCGGCTCCTTATAATTCCTACAGGCTTCTTCGATGGCCTCTCTTTCTCCCGGTGCGTGCAGGCATCCGAAGCGCTGCCAATAATTCGCCCAGCCCATAAGCAGCAGGTCGGGTGTTCCGGCACTACGAATCAGTATCGGGTCACAACCTCTCTCCACTTTTTCGAGGATACTATCAAAAGCAGCGGCAAATTCATCTCTGGTAAAATGGGGCAGGCGTTCAACATCAAGTGCGTCTTTCGGCATTGTGCCCTCCTCCCAGTATTTCGGCTATTTCCTTTTGGGCATCTATATAGCCTTCGGCATGGCCTTTCCTGCGCTCTGCACGGAGCGCCGAAAAGAAGTGCTTCCGTTCAACGACTAACGGCAGTGTGGCATCGGGCGCAATATACTCCGGCATCTCCGCCCAATGGGATATCTCCTTTGGCTTACGGTCGAACCCGTTTGACCACCATGCGCCGGTATCTGCCATATAGCCCTCATGTACTGTAGGCAGCGGGGCTTCCTCCGGCATGTAAACGAGTACGGAAACAAACGGAGTCGGGATCCGCTCCTCGAGCGTATACCAAATCATGCTAATACCTCACCGAACTTCCGCATACAGGCTTCAAGCCAGTCGGATGCCACACCCCAGTTGCTCTGGTTACCACAGAAACGAATGAAAGCCAGCAGCAACTGGTTCACGGTAATGTGTTGCTCGACACACCACAGTTCTGTTGTGTGCAGAAGTTGGTCATCTATTTCAACAGACACATCCACAGCGTCAGCACTGCAGTTATATTTGTACTGTCCTATTTCCGCATCCCAGTCGATGAAGCCTCGTGGAACATTCCCATAGGGCATGAAATGAAAAATCTGGTATCTGTTTTTCAGCAGTTTAACGCCATACTTATCAAGCGCCGTGTCGTGAAATACGACCATCAGCACCTGCTCGTCCAGCGGGACAAAATTAGTGGGTATAATTGTACTCATCACTTATTCCTCCGTGCCTCTGATGATGTTCATCTGGTCGGCCATATTTCGCAGTGTATTGGCAAGAAAAGAGCATAAGCGTTTGAGTCCTTCCTCGTCCAGCCGTGACATGAATTCGTTTTGTTCCGCTTCGGTCAGGTCGGTATAACAGCGATTGCACCATTTCCCGTCACGTTTGACGCGGTAGTATACGCCGTCCAGATTGCGTTCTTTTGGATATACCTGCTCACTCATAAGAAACCTCCTCGCCGAATTCATCGGCATCTATGGGATAGAAGCTCATCCGAATCTCGCTTAATTTGTAATAAGATAAAGACCTGTATTCTTCCTTGAGGTCATCTACGCTCTCAAAGAGCTCTGCAAAGCCGAGGAGAATATCGTTGTCCGGCAGGACTATCGCCTCGCGGATGAAGCCGTGCTTTGCCATCGTGTCCTCATATAAGGACTCATCTGAAAACTTGCGCTCCAGCTCGTAGGGCGTATAGAATTTTTTGAATACCCAAAAGCGGAATATGCGATTCTCCGTTGCCTTTACAAAATCCGCGAAGCTCTCATAGACGCTTTGGGGAAAGGTTTTATTTTCCATAGTGCTCCTCGTACCACGCTTTCTTTTTCTCTATTTCCTTCATTATCTCCGTAATGTCGTAATCGGAATACTCTGCGGCCGCTTCCACAAAGTCAACTATAAGGCTGCCACTGAGCACATGCTTGTAGCCTGAGTACCATCGAAAGCCGGAATCCGTCGATACGGTCGGCTCTATCGCCTCATCGTATGAAATGAACAGACTGTCATCCTTAAAAAGATGATTGAAGGTGTAATTCGGCACATAGAGTAAATGCTTCACGCCCTTTGCGGACATATAGCCCTGCCGCTTATACATGTACCCATGCACATACCACGGTGGCAGCACAGATGGGAGTATTTTTGTAGGGTACTTCCCATAGGAATACAGGTATCCGTTTGGACTTGGCTCCCCGTCAAAGAAGTGCTTGCTGAGTGGACTTTCCATGTACAGCGTCGCCGTCAGTCGCAGATACTTAGGTGGCTCTCCCGTTTCCCTGAAAGTATAAATGCTGTTTTTTGTCCGTACCACATGCACCATTGTAGATTTATCCAGCGTATGCTCTTTCACGGTTGTGGTATGGATTCGGCTGGTCATCCTGCCGGGATACAGAATCCACATCCGCTCTCCAATATCGACACGAGGAATGACAGCATTAAACCCCGTTATCTTTTCGTACAGCGTCCCTTCAATATCTCTGTCCTGCCCGTAAGTGGTGGTAACGGACTCGATGATGACATACATCACAGCGCCTCCTCGTGAATTCTGTTTTACAGTTTTGAGCTGTTATCTTCATTCTCGCCACTGGGCAGACATTCCATCGAGATGAACAGAAAATGCATGCGGTCGATGCGCTTGTCGATATGCCAGTGACCACAATACCACTGGTCATATGATAGTTTCTCTTCTATGGTACCCAGCCAATCCTCTGTGCTGCGGTCTACCGTGCTCTGGTCAAGTCCGGTCAAGAACGCTTCTGTGGGGATATATCGTCCTGGGCAGGTGTGCGAGAGGACAATATCTATCTGCTGGTTTACAGCGTCCAGCGCCGATTCCACCGACTGCTTTATCTCCGGGGACGGCTGTTCATCGGAAAACCATGGGGCACCGCGCTGCAGACGGTAATATTTATCCACGGAGTACGCACCGCCGATGACGATGGCCTTCTTACCGTCAAAGTCGAAAATCTCTCCATCCTTCGCAAAGAGCAGGTTCGGATATTCATCTTCAACATATACCGTGCCACCACGCCATGAAGCAGTATGATATCTTTTGAGCGTTGCCGGACGCATTTCATGATTACCGTGAATGCAGAAAACTGTGACGTTCTCCGCATTGAGCCGACTTTTTGTTCGTCTGTCACCTCTGTTATTGCCGAAATAGTTGAGTCCGGCATCGCCCAATATGACGATGACATCATCGGGGCCTATATCAAACCGATGAATGGCATCTATAATACGGCGCACATCGCCGTGAATGTCTCCTGTAAAATAGATCATTTACATTCCTCGCTTCCGTTGTTCGTTTACTATTATTTTCCCCTGTTTGTCAGGCTGAGTCAATAGAATCGGCGTTTTCATAACAGCTATGATTTCATATAGCAAGCCACCGTGCTATAAAAACACGATGTCTTGCTTTTGTTATGACTGGAGGTCTACCGTAAGACCTCAGGGTTATCGCCGAATGCCGTAGGGCGTGTTAATATTGGTCACGAGAATCCTTTTCGAGCATCCATCGGTTGTCACGAAGACAGTGCTTCACGAATTTGACAGTTTCATAAATGAAGCGCTTTTCGTAACTGCTGCAGTCGGACATCAGCTCCGTAAGCTCTGTGGCATACTCGGCGGTATCGCCGGTCTGATTGCCGTATAATAGCTGGTCAATCGTGATGTCGAATGCATTGGATATCCGCACCAGCGTTTCCAGACTGGCCTTCTTCAGCGCTGTCTCAATGTGGCTTATGTAGGAAACCGACATATCGATTTCTTCCGCAAGCTCCGCTTGAGATATATGCTTCAAGGTGCGGATTTCTCTGATTCGCAGTCCGATGTGCGTGTAGTTCAAAGACATAGTATCACCTCCTATCGCGTATATTTTCGCAGATTATATACACGATAGTGGAAGCGACCTGTTATCGGCTGTTCATCACTTCTCCGATAGAGGGTATTATAAACTATAAGCTATGAAGAAGGAGGGGGTGCGGCGTGAACGGCAGGGCAAAAAAGCTCGGTGCGCGGATACAGGAAGCACGAAGAGCACAGAATATGAGTCAGGTCGATTTTGCAGATAAGCTGAATATCTCCCTTTCCCATATGAGCGATATCGAAACGGGCAAGTCAAACTTTGGTGTGGATATCCTAATGCGGATAACCGAGGTTTTACAGCTCTCTGCAGATAAACTGCTCCGCACGGATATCCCGGAAGTGAACGCGATATACGCTGCCGAGGTCGAATCTATTCTGGACGGCTGCACCCCGGAAGAGGCAGACACACTGCTAAAAATGCTTCGCGAGATGAAATCAGCCATCGGCAAAACAAGGTCGCTTAGAAGCGACGGCGACTAAAGCCGTGGAATAAAACGATTCGACAGTATAACCCATTATAACCGACTTGACAAAATGGTTATAATGGGTTATACTGTTGACATCAGAGGTGACTCGTTTATGGATGAAGCAGAAATCACTATACGCATTGCAGAACTGGAGGCTCAAATCGCAGAGCTACCCAGAGGCAGCGTCGTATATAAAAGCATTAAGGGCAAGAAATGGCCGTACCTCCAATGGACGGAGGGCGGTAAGTCCAAGTCGCAGTATGTCAAGGAAGAAGATCTTGCGCTTGTGACCGAACAGGTAGCGCAGCGGAAAGCAATACAGGCAGAGCTGAAATCGCTGAAAGCTAAAGCGCCGAAGCAAACGCAGGTTACTCTCCCTGTCTTCAAAACAAATGTCATCACTGGCAGCGGGCTTATGGCGATGACCGATGGTATTAAGGGTTGGAAGAAGCGTGATTGCTTTGCTATACTCCAGAAGTATCTGAAAGGCAAAGCGACTGACCGCGTATGCCTCGTTTATGGGCTGCGTCGCACAGGTAAAACAACGATGCTCCGGCAGGCGGTGCTGGAGATGACAGCTACGCAGGCCGCCCACACCGCCTACATTAAAGCTCGCGGCACCGACACGATGGCAGATATCAACCAAGACCTGACCGCATTGGCAGCATTGGGCTACAAGTATATCCTGCTGGATGAAGTAACTCTTATGCGAGACTTCATCGACTCGGCGGCGCTGTTCTCTGATGTCTATGCCGCACAGGGCATGAAGATAGTCTTATCTGGCACTGATTCTCTCGGTTTCTGGTTTGCTTTAGACCAAGAGCTGTATGACCGTGCCATCACAATACACACGACATATATCCCGTTCCGTGAGCATAGCCGGCTGCTTGGCATCAACAGTATCGACGAGTATATCCGCTACGGCGGTACGCTCCGTGCCGGAGAGCTTGGTTTCGATGATGAGGACGTCAACGCCGAGGATGCTTCATTCCGCGATGACGAGTCCACACGCAGATATATCGACACTGCCATCTGTAAGAACATCCAACACTCTCTGTCCTGCTGCGAGGCAGGAGGGCATTTCCGTCATCTGCAATCTCTGTACGAAGCTGGAGAGCTGACCAGCGCCATCAATCGTATCATTGAGAACATGAACCACGAGTTCCTTGTGCGGGTGCTAACGGACGATTTCAAATCCCATGACCTCGGTTCCTCCGCACAAATCCTGCGTGATAGCAGAAATGCTTCGAGCCGTACAGACATACTCGACCGCGTTGACCGCGAGGCTGTCACGAAACGGCTCATGGAGTTGCTGGACATCCGCAACAAGGAAGACCAGACAATCGGCATCACCACGGCTCATGTGGCGGAGATAAAAGAATACCTAATGGCGCTCGATTTAATCATCGACTGCCCGATTGAAACGGCAACCGTTGATGCCGCGCCGGTGGAGCATATCCTTTTCACACAGCCCGGTATGCGCTATTCGCAGGCACAGGCGCTTACTCACTCGCTGATGAAGGATGCCGTATTCGCCGCCATGCCAGAGATTGAGAAGAAGCAAATATCCGAGCGCGTTCTCGAAGAGGTGCGCGGTCGGCTGATGGAAGAAATCGTCCTGCTGGAGACGGTCAAAGCCACCGATAAAAAGCATCGTGTTTTCAAGTTGATGTTTGGTAGAGGAGAGTTCGATATGGTGATATATAACACCGAAACGAACACCTTTGATGCATTTGAAATCAAGCACAGCAAGAAAGCCGTGCCGGAGCAGTACCGTGTTCTCATGGACGAAGAACGCTGCAGCGCGGCAGAAAAGCGCTTCGGGACGATCTCAAAGCGAATCGTTCTCTATCGTGGACCGGCATTCACCGAGAATAATGGTGTCGAATACCGCAATGTCGAGGAATACTTGAGCGACCTGCGCTGACCGTTTTCGACAAAATCCAACTGTCACAAAAATAAATATTAGTTTTCAATAACCACAGGTGCGAGGGTGTACCTGTGGTTATTTTTCTTTTGTAATCCGGCTCATTATACTTATTATCAGAAAAACGTACAGAGGAGGAAAGCTGATGATAGAAAATGAATCGAGGCTGAACAAACTCCAGCAAAAGGCAAAAATACGCGAACGGTATAAAGGCATTGACCCCGGTATGCTGGAGGTCATACCCGGAAAAAAGCAGGCTGATTTCTATGATGACGAGCCACGGCGTGTTGCGGTGTATGTCCGTGTTTCCACGGATGACCCTCGTCAGACCTCCTCCTATGAGTTGCAAAAGAACTATTACGAGGATATGGTCGAGAAGCACCCGGGCTGGACTTTGGTTTCTATATACCCTGACGAGGGCATTTCCGGCACCTCGCTGCAGCACCGCGATTCGTTCAATCGCATGATTGGGGACTGCAAGGACGGGAAGATTGATTTGATTGTTACAAAGAGCGTGTCCAGATTTGCGCGTAATATCGTGGACTGCATCAGCATCGTGAGAGAGCTTGCTTCTCTCAAAAAGCCTGTAGGCGTGTTCTTCGAAACCGAGCACATTTTCACGCTGAAGGATAATAGTGAGATGAGTCTCAGCTTCACAGCAACAATGGCGCAGGAAGAAAGCCATGTAAAAAGCACCATTATGAACGCATCGTTGGATATGCGGTTCAGCCACGGCATCGTACTCACTCCCACGCTGCTGGGCTACGACCACAACATGGAAGGCCATCTGGTTATTAATGAGGCAGAGGCGCAGACAGTTCGGCTCATATTCTTCATGTATCTGTACGGCTACACCTGCCAACAAATCTCGGAATCACTGTCAAAGATAGGCTGCGTTACGAAAAAAGGAAATACGACATGGGCAGTCGGTTCCATACTCCAGATTCTTCGAAATGAGCGGTACTGCGGCGATATTCTCACACGAAAGACCTTTACACCCAACTACCTCACCCATAAGGTAAAACGGAATGTTGGCGAAAAAGATCAGCATCGCTGGAAAGGCCATCACGACGCAATCGTTACAAGAGATGATTTTATCGCCGTTCAGCACCTAATCAACAACGCCAAATACGGCAATAAAGGTATTCTCCCAGAGCTCCAAGTCATACCGGCAGGTGCACTTCGGGGATTTGTATCGGTAAACCCGCGCTGGGCTGGCTTCTGTGCAGAGGACTATATCATTGCCTCCGACAGTGTGGCCGAAGAAAAAGAGCTCGCCGCTGCAGAGCCGAAACAGGTTGAAGCACAGTCCGGCGATTTTGATTTGCGCGGCTTTGAAATAGCACGCGCCCAGTTCTTCGATACCGCCGATAAGCTGTGCGTCAACTTCTCTATGGAGGGTGTTGTCTTCAGCACAGCTTGCATTCGCAAATTCGGTAATACCCAGTACATAGAAATGCTCATCCATCCCAGTGAGCATCTTCTCGCAATCCGGGCGTGCAAAAGCACGGTCAGAAACGCATTGCACTGGGTGATGATGTCCGATGATGGGCAATACACGCCCCGTCTCATCAGTGGCGCAGCCTATCTGCACACTCTTTATGACCTGTTCGGATGGAATGGAGCCTGCCGATATCGGGTACGCGGTATTCGCCGTCAAAAGGACAATGAGGCGGTCATCGTCTTTGATGTGCAGGAAACAGAATTGTTCGTTCCTGCCAGTGCTTTGCTTTCCAATACTGACGGCGAGACGCCCATAAAGGAAGATATGGAGCCGATAATCTCCGGCACTGCCAAATCGCTGATTGCTTACCCGTCGGCATGGGCAGACAATTTCGGCAGCAATTATTACAGTCATGCTCAAGCACGTGAACTGGCATCGATAGACTTGGACGGAGCTTGGCAAATATCCGAGGAGACGCAGCCGTTTTCGACCATGCCGGACTTGAAGGTCACAGCGCCGAATGAAGCCGAGCTGCACATCAAAGAAATTATTCGGGACATGAGAAAGGAGAGCACCGCCGATGGATGTACTGGAACGCAGGAATGACCCTGTCGCAGCTATGTTAAGCGGACAGCCCGCCGCCGAGCCGGACGTAGACATTGAGCAGGATGACGCTTTCAGCTATGACGGATATCAGGTTGTTCGTGGTGAATTCTTCGCTCATATTTATGAGCCGTCTATCACCTTCAACCGATGCAAGGTCTCGCTGAACACTGCCTGCATACGAAAACTGCCAAGCGTCGATTATGTGCAAATACTTGTAAACCCTGAAACCCTCAAGCTGGCGGTGCGTCCCTGTGAGGAGGACGAGAAGGACTCGTTTCGCTGGTGCTCGTCAAAGGATGGCAAGCGGAAAGCCAAGCAGATAACCTGCCGTCTGTTCTTTGCCAAAATCGTGAATCTGATGAGCTGGAATGCGGACTACCGCTATAAGCTGCTCGGCAAAATTATTCACAGCGGTGATGAAAATCTCATTATTTTTGATTTGACGGCGACTGAGATTTATCAGCGTATTGCCAAAGAGGGCGAAAAAGCCAAGACATCCCGCACTCCTATTTTCCCTGCGGAATGGCAGAATCAGTTTGGGCTGCCGATTGAGGAACACCGTAAGCTACTGCAAGTCAATATTTTCGATGGATATACAGTATTCGGTCTGCAGGACAAAGAAAAAACTGAAAAAAGCCGTAGCCCGGAACCACAAACGGAAGGAGAACCAGAATGATGAACACAGCGGTAACGCCGTCAATACTGATAGACATAAAGAAAAACCGTATCCGCATCCACAAGAATACCATTCATGCGCTTGGCGATCCAAAGTATGTTCTGCTGCTCGTAAACCCAAAGGAAGCTACGGTAGGCGTCCTCCGCAGCGGTCGAGAACGGAATGCCCATCGCATACCGCAAGCGACGATGGACAGCAAACAGTGCTATGAAATATACAGCACGACCTTGATGTGTGCTCTGCGGAATGTATGCCCAAACCTCCACGACAGTGATTCCTATCGGATGTTCGGCGAAGTCCTACCGGAGAAAGGCATCGCAATATTCACCATGAACGATGCTGTGTTGATTGGCGATGAGAAGGAAGATGAGCTATGAGTGACCCACAAGTATCCGCACTACGCATCGACCCGGAATTCAAAAAGCTCGTACCGCCATTGCCGCCAATTGAGCGTAGAATCATGGAAGACCGCTGTCACTCCGACACACGGCGTGGCAGCATAAGCGTATGGGGTGCCTTTGTTCTTGTGGATTATGAGATGTTTGGCCTTTGCCAGCGGGAGCAAATACCTTTTGATATTGTCCGTGTCCCGCTCAAAAACCGGGAAGAGGCTATGGCGTGGATATGTGCCAACCAGCTCAAACGGAAAGACCTGACGGAAGAAATGCGGAGGTATCTCATTGGGAAAAGGGATACGATGGAGCGCATTCTCGGCGCTCATATCGCAGCCGGGATTAAGCAGCAGAACAAACAGTCATCCATTCTTGTGGGTGAACCGAAATACGAGGATACCGCCAGCCGGACTCGCGAGAAGTTGGGGCTTGAGTATCACATCTCATACGGTACGGTCAGAAAATATTGCCTGTATGCACAGATGATTGATGCTGTGTCCGTTACCGCTCCACAACTTGCGACCTCCATTCTAAGCGGAAAGGTGAAAATCTCCCATGAACACCTTATTGTGCTGTCACAGATGCCGGAAAAAGAGCTGCAGGAAATGAGTGCGTACCTTCTGATGGAGGGCAACAAGGTCGGGTACTCCAAATTCCGTGATATGCTGGGGCTTGGCGCTGGCAGCGGATATGGCATTGGCTCACCACCCAAAGGCTCTATCAAGGAAATGCCCGTATACGACCCGGATGCCGAGTTTTCAAGCCTCACGCTTACGATACCGTCTTGGATAAGCTCCGTTAACCGGGTACGCACCGTTTCCGATATCAGCAAAACAAGCTACACCGCGAGGGGAAAGCTGTCTGAGGCACTTATTCATCTCAAATGCACAATAGATGTCATGCTGGCCGCGATTAAGGAGAAATAGTGATGGACGATTATTCCGAGTTTGTACCCAATGTTCATTTTGAACTGATACCCATCAAAAGTCTGGTATCAAATCAAGACTACCAGCGCAATCTGTCCAAGACGCATATTCGGCGGACATCAGAAAATTTTGACCTCAACCAGATAAATCCGGTCAAGGTCAGCCGCCGTGATGGTATTAATTATGTGTTCAACGGACAGCATACAATCGAAATTGTGGCTACCGTCTCCGGCTCCCGGGATACGCCGGTATGGTGCATGATATATGACGAGCTGGACTACACACAGGAAGCTGATACCTTTGCCAACCAGCAAAAATTCGTCAAGCCGCTGGTTCCGTATGAAATTTTCATGGCAAATCTGGAGGCCGGGAACGACGAGCAGCTTATGATAAAATCTCTGGTGGAATCCTACGGCCTGCAGGTCGGATACTCCCGCTCCCCGGGCGTCATCTGTGCGGTGTCTTCGCTGGAGTTCATACAGGAGAAGTATGGCTTTCATGTACTGGACAGGACTATCCGGCTCTGTGTCGGCACTTGGGAAGGCGAAATGAACTCGTTGTCCTCCAATATGCTAAAAGGCATTGCCCGTCTTATCGTGGCTTTTGAGGACGAAATGCGCGATGACGTCTTCAAAGACAAGGTTGGACGGTACTCGGCAAAGGAGATCAGTCGCACGGCTAAGGAACGCAAGGTTGGCTCTCTCGGCTATGCCGAAGCCATACTGATAGCTTATAACCGAAAGATGAAGAACACTCTGCGCTGGGCGAAGCTCTATACACGTAAGGGAGAGATGCCAGATGACATTGATTTCCGTGAAATGGATGCCGGGGCCGAAAGCGAAGAAGAATACGAGCAGAGCTCCATTGAAGGATGATTTTTAGTTCTTTTTGCTCATCTCTTTTTCCCAGCGGCGGCAAACGTCGCAGAGGGGCTCATCAAGATATGTCAATGCCTTGTCCTTAATCTCCTGCGGGATGCCATAGGCGGCCTCCGCTATACTGCCGGTGATGGCAGCAAGGGTGTCGCTGTCACCGCCAAGCGATATGGCATTACGGATAGCGTCCTCGAAGTCGGTGCTTTCAAGGAAAGAAATAATTGCCTGTGGAACGGTTTCTTGGCAGGTTTCGTTAAAATGATAGGAAGGTCGGATTTCCTCCAGCGTTTTCGACAGGTCGTAGCCATGCTCACGCTCAATATGCTGTCTTATCTTCTCCTTGCATCTCTCGGGCGAATCGTTGATAGGCGTTTCGTAATCGCCGAAGTACCCACCGAAGTAATATCGGCACATGAATATTGCGTCCGCAACTGCCAGAGCGCCCTTGATGCCTTCTGGGTGATTATGGGTGACGCTTGCAGAGAGAATTGCTCGGTTTCTGCCGTTTGTAGGCCACATACCTGTTCTGGCGCAGAAGCCGCAGTCCATCACCCAAGCGCAGGGTGATACGCGCATGGCAGCGCCGTTGCCATAGCTGTTATATGGTTTGCGACTGTCAGAAAACAGCCACGCCCCAAAGCGCCCGCCGTATCCCGCATCCGGGTACATTCGACCGTACTTCTTCATGGAGTCGATAAAGTTATCCTCTTCGCCGCCGTTCATAATGGCATCGGCCACGGCGCAGGTCATGACCGTATCGTCGGTGAAGAAGCAATCTTCCCGGAAAAGCGGGAAATTCTTCGTTTTGATATTATGCCATTCGTAGACGGAGCCTACGATGTCTCCGATCATCGCACCGAGCATTATTTCCTGCCTCCTCTGCGTTTATAGTCCTTTTCGATTTCCTCATTCCAGCCTGTGGGCATCTCTTTGCACTCACGGAAGGTGGCAACGGCGTCGCTCATGACACGGAAGTTCAGCGCCGTACCTTCGCTGTCTGCATGATAATTCTGAGCACGGTCAGGGGCTATGCCGAAGCGTCCGGCAGTCTCGACCGCGTCGATATTCGCACCGAGGAAGATGAACTCCCAGTCGTATTTCTCTTTCTGACGCTGGATTTGAGCCTTGACCTTTTCTGCGGAGTATTCGCGGCTTGAATTTTCTTCGCCATCCGTGATGATGACAAACATGACCTTCTCGGCACGGTAGTCATCGGCAGTATTCATCTGTGCGTTGCCGATTTTGTGAATTGTCCTGCCGATGGCGTCCAGCAGAGCTGTAGAGCCGCCGACAGCATATTCTTTTTCCGTAATGGGGCTGACGGCACGAATGTCGATGCGGTCATGAAGCAGCTCATAATCGTTATCGAAAAGTACCGTTGTAATGAGGCACTCGCCCGGGACGGCCTTCTGTTTCTCGAGCATGGAATTGTAGCCGCCGATGGTGTCCTTTTCAAGACCTCCCATAGACCCGCTCTTATCGAGGATGAATACCAGTTCTGTTAATCCCTTTTTCATTATAAAGTCCTCCTTGAAGTATTATTGTGACCCAATAATACCATTCCAAGAAGGACTCAAGGTCGCTCCAAAAGCGACAATCAGCAGCCGAGCAGTGGCTGGTCATATTTGAACAGAACTTCATTTATCTCAAAAATGTCGTATTTCCCGTTCACAATAAAGTATTCAACGATCACATCAAATTGCTGGCTGTGGGAGAGCGCATACCCGGCACGCTCCAGAAGGTCATCCGTTTCCGGGAGGCTCAATTCCAGCGCAATGGCAAGTGCCAACGCGGTGCGTTTGCTGGGCATATAGCCTTTGCCTGTCCGTATTTTGGAGAACAGCTTGCGGTCAATGTTCGCCCGTTTATACACCTCTACATCGGTTTTGCCCTTTGCGTCGATAAGGCGGAGCATCGTCGTACCAAAGGGCTCATCAAGGTTGCCGACTAAATCGTCGATACCCATTGTCGGCATCGGAGCGTTATAGGCAAGGGCGTCTGCTTCTTTCATTGCACTACGCTCTACATCCAGTAGTTTCCGGCGATAGACTGTGTGTTCTTCCACATAGTGCTCGTCAATATAGCTCTCGACCTCACCCAGCAGCTTCCGGCTTACGGTGAGTGCCGCTTTATCAAATATGGCAAGGTAGATATTTATATCATTTGTTTGCAGAAAGTCCCCAATGGCAGAGGTAGCAACCCTCAGTGCTGCATCCTTTGGGTAACCGTATATGCCGCTGGATATCAGTGGGAATGCGATGCTATCACATCCGTTTTCTGCCGCCAGCGTAAGCGCCGAGGTATATGCACTACGCAGAAGTTCTTCGCTTTGCTGCGGTTCGTGGCGGTTATATACCGGACCCGCCGTATGTATGATATATTTGCACGGAAGCGCGAAGCCGGGTGTTATAACTGCTTCGCCTGTTTTGATGGGCGCAAGGGCATTACAGGCAGCTTGGAGTTCATTCGCCCCGGCAGCTTTGAAGATAGCTCCGCAGACGCCGCCACCCATGAGCAGATTCGTGTTTGCGGCGTTGACTATGGCGTCAACCTTCATTTTTGTGATGTCCTGACGGACGATGGATAGTGGCATATTTGCATCTCCTTGCATCTGGAATGTAGCAGAGGTTTATGCGGACTCCGTTTTCTGGAAGAAAACAGTACTCTGCTTCAGCGATATTTTTTCTCCCTGATATACGTGCGGGAGAAGTTCATTCTTGTAGGTAAGGAAAGAATGGTCTATCGGAACACAGGCTTTTTCCGCGATTCTATCGAAGGACTGCAACAGCTCAGGCTCTCCTCAGTTTTCTATGTAAGCCCATAGCTTATCGAATTTACTCATAACTCAATCATGGAAACTTGCAACTTCATTTCATCGCTGAATTCCTGTAGGTCGTCAAGGCCAATCACGCCGTGGCGAAGCAGCGCAATAATATCAATAAATAGGTCAGCCTTTCGCATCTCCAACTGAACGCCGGGGCTGCGTTTGTCTTCCTTCATGCGCTTATCAAGTGCCCAAAACTTCTCCGATGGGTTTCCCTCGCCGGAGAGCAGCTCCATGTATTCATTGTTCAGTTTGTTCATATAGGTTTCCTGCCAGCTTGGTAGTTTTTCTCGGAACCGCCGCCAGTCATCTTGCTTCATAATAAACGCCTTTCTGTGCTGTTACAGCTTTGCAGATATATATTGCAGTTCTTCCAAAAAAGCAGGGCGTCTCGGGTTCTTTTCTCTCAGCTCCTGAATGATTGCCCGGGCCTCGTCTCTGCCGCCGTAGGAGGCCAGTTTTTTGATGTCGCTGCATACCTGTCGGTACATCACCCTCGTGTTGGCAGTTTCTGCACGACTGTGGATTGCATCGGTACAAAGGGAAAAAACCTCTGATGGATATTGCTTTGCGAGCTTCTTGGCATAGGTAAAAACGCACAAAGGTTTTTTACTTATCTGTTCAAGCAGCAGCGCCTTTTCATTCTCTTCGGAGAGTATTGCCATATACCTCTCAATCGGGATGCAATCGGCAAGCTCGACAATAAGTTGCGGATACTCTTTTTCCCAACATTTCTGCGTCGTCAGCAGAGCTTTCAGGACAGAATAATATTCAAAATCGCCTTTATCGAGCAGCAACTCTCTCGCAAGCCCAATCTGCTTTTCGGTGTCTTCAGCAGCGGCAAATACATCATACAAGCGTCGATACCACTCGCAAGACCAATGATAATCGTTAGATTCGAATGCGGCAATACGCTCCCGGCACAGTTTCTCAGCGGTATCATACTCTTTTCCCGACACCGCATTGTCAATCGCAATTCTGCGGATGCCGTCGTACTGTAGGTGGTCATTCACAAAAGCTGTTGCAGTCTCCGTGCCTTCGGTCACTTTTATCGCCTCATAGCGCACCTGACAGTCCAAGTCGTAATATGTGCTATATGGGTGTTCAGACTGTTCATCACGCATTTCATCGAGCAAGGTATACAGTTTCCCTACATTTTCGGCTGTCGCAAGCGTAGCTGTGCATTTGAGCAGGTCATATACAAATTCGCTCCAGCCATCATATGCTTTATTCCGCGATTCCTTTAGTGATGACAAATAGATAAATTGGGCTGCCTCCCTACCAGGGAGAACAGATGAACATATTTTTGCAATTGCTCCATTCGTGTAATACACAGCGTCGTTAAGGCAACCCGAGCTGGAGTCTCCCGTGCTTGCGAGCTTCGCACAGCTTGTCAGAACGAGGAGGTCTATCGAGAATGCCAGAGTGTATTCGCCATCAGAAATCAAAGAATCCGTTTCATTGACGATTCTGATCAGTTCATCACAAATATAGATGCAGCCGCTGTAATCTATCATACCAGAATGGGTGCCATGCCGCTTGGCTGCTGCAATTCTGGCACGAATAGCTGACAGAGCAGTTTTGAATTTTTCTGATTTTGGGAGCATGATATCCCTCCTGATTATTCTTAGGGCTGTTGGTGTTTATCATCATTACTTATATGTTTTCATTCAACCGCTCCGAACATTTCTCCGCCGATTTCTGCGATATCGTCAATGGCGACTTTCACACCATCCCGCATCACTATGAAGCGCTCGTATTCATCAACTTTTTTCACGCGGCCGGTTACTGTGACATAGACACCGCCGGACTTCTTCTTATCGGGCAGGTAGTATGTGATGGAAACTTCCGGCTGTTCGTCCAGCGTGTCCTGTATTGCATTCAGGCGTTCATTGATGGCGCCCTTTGCGTATTCGTCGAGTTCAATCTTCGTGTCCGTCAAACGGGCAGCCTCTGCAACAGCGTCTTCATAGCCAGTCAGAGCCGCAAAGGGCGAAAACTGCGCCGCCCGGTCATTTAAGGACATATGCGGGCGAGTGGCAGACTGATGATGCGGCAGCTTCTTGATGCTGTCATAACGGTGGTTGCTTTCCGTCATTTCATCGCCTCCGTGAGCCTTTATTTCCCGTTTTACTGATTATCAGCAGGGCAGCAAAGGTAACAAGTGTCACCACAGCTATTACAGCCAATATAATTCCCATTGTGCAGCCGAGATGGTAAGCAGAGGCGTTCTCCGGGTGCATGCGCAGACCGTGAAATGAGGCTCCAACAACAAGAGAGATTATTCCAATAATTAGTGCCGAAACACGGCATTTTTTGAGTTTCATCTTTGCTGCTCCTTTACGCCTTATGCCCACCGATTTGCTTGTTACGGGAGATGGTAGTCGCCCCCTCTTCGAGGTTCATTCCTTTGAGCACAGCGTTCTTCCCGTATTTTTCACGCAACGTTATAATTGCCTGCTGTATACGTTTTTCGCGTTCCAGTGTCGTTTCTTCTTCGGCACGTTTTTTCTGTACCGCTTCATAATCCGTGAACAGGTCAAGCTGCTCAAAGGAATCTGCTTTCTGCACTGAATCCCCATTTACAAGGTGGCATGCCGTGACATGGATACGCCGGACAAGCAGATTTTTATCGACAATGCGGTCGAATAACTCCATGACAGCGTTCATGATGAGCATGGTGGAGGAGGTCTGCCGACCGATATTCGCCGTGCCATGTGCTTGCTTTGGTATCTTACGCCCATAATAGTCAGTAGTGACCTCGCCTTTATAGAAGCCACTGATATTGGCATTTGTGAGGTTTTTAACATCATAGCCGACGTCCAGCACCATCTGGTCGGTTACCAACCCTTTCCCGACCAAATCCAGCACGAGCAGGTCGATCATCTCACGGACAATCAGCTTTGCTTTCTCGTTAGTATAGGGGCATTGGAGCACCTGCCCGGAGCTGATACTATTGGTAGAGGGCTTGTACGCTTTGATTTGGGCAATCGTGCAGGGCTCCCAGCCCCACGCATGGTCAATAAGCAGCTCGGCATTGATGCCAAACAGCTTATAGAATATGGTTTCATCGTAGGTGGAACGTAGGGCAATGTCGCCCATTGTGAACATCCCGTTTGCCTCCAGCTTCGCGGAAATACCTTTGCCGACGCGCCAGAAGTCCCGGAGCGGGGTGTGCATCCAGAGAAGGTCTCGGTAGCTCATTTCATCGAGCTCGGCCATGCGGACACCGTCCTTGTCCGGTGCGGTATGCTTTGCCTGTATGTCCATTGCGATTTTAGCAAGGTACAGGTTTGTGCCGATCCCGGCAGTCGCCGTGACACCCGTTGCTTTGAGCACATCCTGTACGAGCATCATCGTCATTTCACGGGGCGTGAGTTTATATGTCTTCAAGTAATCGGTAGCGTCGATGAATACCTCGTCGATAGAATAGACGTGGATATCCTCCGGCGCAACATATTTCAAGTATATCTGATAAATTCGCGTGCTGCATTCCATGTAATGCGCCATCTGCGGTGGAGCGGTGATGTAGGAAACAGCCAACTCCGGGGAGGATGCTAGCAGTGGCGCATCGTAGGATTCGCCCGTGAGCTTATGGCCGGGAGCTTTTCGCTGCCGTCCGGCATTAACTTCCTTTACCTTTTGCACGACCTCGAACAGACGGGCGCGGCCGGGGATGCCATAGGCCTTGAGCGAGGGTGAAACCGCGAGGCAGATGGTCTTTTCGGTGCGAGAGGCATCGGCAACGACGAGGTTTGTGGTCAACGGGTCAAGGCCACGCTCGACACACTCCACAGAGGCATAAAATGACTTAAGGTCGATGGCAATGTATATGCGGTTTTTCTCTGCCATGTCGTTTTACCCCCTCCAAAAAGCTCAATACTCTGGTATCAAGCCTTTATCGCCCCGTTCATCCATTAAAAATACTGTTATTAAATCAGAATCGATTTTAAAGTCTCACTCATCAACTTCTGCCGTTCATCCAAAAACTTGTCAAAGTGTGCTATATCCAACGGGACATTCTGTGGCATATATTTTGAGTTTTCGGCATTGGCAGTATTCTTCATCCACTCTATAAGTGACGTGTCATTTTTGCTTTCATTTTCACGTCCTTCAAGCAGTTGTAAATTTGCAAGGGTATTTCTACGGCGTCGCCACTCTGCTTTTTTCTCGTCACTTATTAATTCGCCGTCCGGCAAGACAAGAGTATCAAGCTTATCGCCCTCAAAACATGCGAAGGGATGCATGTGGTCTTGATGAAACCCCTTCTGACCGTATTTTAGATTTGGGTATAACAATGACAAAAGCATAAATGTGTATGCGCCTTTTTCATATGTATCAAAAACTGCATCGATTTCTTCTGGTGTGTATTTTAGGCTTCTATCGCCGGTAAAATGGACATTTGAAAGTTCACTCATTATGAATTTATCCGCCGGATACGCTTTCAGCGCATCTCTGATGCTTGTAAGAGCCGAATTGGATGCAGCCCCAAATATCTGTTTGACTTGGGCTAATACTATGTATTTTCTCAACTCGAATTTGCTAGTCGCATCAAACATACCACCGTGATACCTGTAATATACAACGGGAGTCAATGCCACATAGGAGATGATGTTTTCCGCGTTGAACCCGAATTCGTCGAACAATAAAACGCTTTCCATGATTGCGGATTTTATTCCATCCCAGCTGCTTTGGATTCTCAGAACGCTGTCTTTTTTAAAGGTTTCAACTTTCAGGGAAACTGACATATCGAGAATATACAGGCAGGCACGCATAACAAAGTCGTTTGAAAATCTGTATCCCTCGCCAATTTTATTGATTTCAGAAAGCAATTTGTCAATTTCGTCCCGCGCTTTGTCCCAATGGGACACAATTGTTGAAAACAGCAAATCACTTTTTGATAAAACCGTTCCGCCGGAATTTACACGGACAAAAATGTCGAGAACACTGTCGATAGAGTCTGTTTCGACCTCAAAATAATTGATTATTTCGTCGTTAGTAAGCCTTGTGTGCAGAAGAGAGAGGTTGTTCATCGCGAGCTTGTCCGTTAGCCAATTATTCGGCACGATTATTTCAGTGACAATTTCCGCTTGCGAGTATTTCAGAATATCCTTCACCAAATACCACAGTTCATTTTCTTTTTGGTTTTTTGCTTCATCCGATGACATGAATCGGAATTCATAAGAAATGTCATCTTCTGATATGCCTCTGCTGTGAAGATTGAAGAATAATTCCTTTTGCGGGAAGGCATCGTTGTTTTTCCATCGCTTATTGGGGAGCTTTAGAATCGGTTGGTTTGGCAAAGAGTTTTATCCCTGTGTATTCAAGGGCGATGTCATATATGAAGATGAAGGCTCTGACGGCGAGGGCATCGTAAAAAGCATCTGCGAGAACGGCGATTACAAACTGTGGCTGAAAACTGCTGCGGCACTTCGGCAGTCGCTCTTTGCCCGTGGTCAACTAGCTGCATCGTTTGCCTCTCCGCTGCTGGAGCTGCTGAAGATGCGCGTCATCATCATTCATATCTGGCATTCGACCAGAAGCGGTAAGACGGCAGGGCTTAAATTCGCTCTGTCCGTTTGGGGCGACCCGCTAAAGCTGATGGGCAACTTTAACAGCACAAATGTCGGCCTTGAGCGCAGAGCCGGGACGCTGAAACATCTGCCTCTCGGCCTGGATGAACTGCAGGTGCTGAATGAAAAGCGTCTGTCCGCGTCCATGATAGCATACTCCCTCGGTAACGGTTACGGCAAGACAAGAGGCTCGAAGAACGGCGGTCTGCAGGATGTTCCCACATGGCGCAACAGTATCATATCCACAGGCGAACAGCCATTGAGCAATGAAAGCTCTATGGACGGCGTTGACAGCCGTGTTCTGTCTCTCTACGGGCCGCCGATTGAAGACCCGGAGTTTGGGCGCAGCGTCCACCAAATCAGTGAGGAAAATTACGGCTTTGCCGGAAAGCAGTACATCGAATACCTCATTGGGCAGGTTCTGCCGCAGACAAACAAACTTCAGTCGGATTTTGCAAAACTGCGCGACGGAATTAAAGCTCACTTCGATATGCTGTGTCTCGGTGACCCGGGTGCGCATCTCGACAATATCGCGGTCTTGGCGCTGGCCGATGCCTATTCTGCACAGTCCATATTTGGACTCAGCGAAGAGCAGGCCATCAGTGAAGCGCAGCAGTTTGGTATTGCGCTGCTGACCAATGCGAAATCTCTGGAGAAAGAAGACGTAATAGAGCGTGCATGGAGCTTTGTGCAGGACTGGATTGCCGAAAACCGCAAGCGGTTCTCACAGGACTCCATACCCTGCTATGGCACAGTTGACCCGACGCATGTCTATATTATCGGCACTGTTCTTCGACAGGCACTGGAGGAGAGCGGTTTTTCCTATTCCAAGTGCATCAAAGGCTTTCAGGAGCGAGGTTACATCGCAACAAACACCGATTCCGAAGGAAAGAACCGTTCCCAGACGCAGAAACGCATCTCCGGTGTTAATCTTCGGGTCATCTGTGCCAATCTTTCTCTTGCGAACAGCATGCCGCCTGAGGATGAATTCCTCGGAGAACCTATACAACCGCTGGTAGGCAGACCGGCATGATAAAGCATCTTTTCCACCGTAGCCACTGCAACCACTTTTTGAGCGACACACACGAATATATACATATAAATATAAAGATGAGGATTGGAGAGGTGATATTGCATTTGCCTCATACGAGATATGTATATAGTGGCTACAGTGGTTACAGTGGATACTTTTATAGAAAAGGCCTCGATATTACTGTGTTTTTTACCCGGCCACAGCGTAGCCACTCCCTCGTTTGAAGGGGCTACCTGTGGCTACAAAACACACCAAAACAACATGAAGGAGAGATTATAAATGAACAAAGTCATTAAAAACATTATTACTATCCCCCAGGGCTACACCGTATTGACCGAAGTATCCCCTCCCGGGAAATTGATGTGGGTCATGCCGGAGGAAAGTGGATACAGCTTCTGTATTGCAGAGCACACCGATGGCGCCACAGAACTCTGCCGCAGCTTCCCCAATGGCGACATTTACCGCGCCTCTAATAGCATTCTGGTACGAGATATGTACTGTATGCATTGCGGTGAGCATCTGACCCCGGATTGGGATTCAGAAAACGGCACCCCTGACCCGTACAACTATCACTGTGATGTCTGCGGCCATGATTATGAAATTGATGGAGAGGATGAGTTATTATGAGAGACCCTTTACGCATTAAACAGCTTTTGCCCATCACGGATGGGTTCACCGTATTGTCCGCTGTTACCGACGAGAACGGTAAGACCGCCTTTGAAGATTTGACAAAAGAAGGCTGGCACTATTTGTTTGCTCTGGTGGATGGCGGCGAATGGGATGATGATTATGTATCCATCTACGAGATGGACCCCATAGGCTGCGGAGAAATTGACGGCGCCCCCTATCGTATTGTTAGCAAACATGTATGTCCAAGGTGCGGCCGTCCGCTAAAGGTCAGCTGGGATGTAAACTCAGACCCGCATCCGACTTACAACTGCGCCTGCGGTTTTTCAACTCAGAAAAGCAAGCCGGAAGAGGGTGAATCAAAATGATGATAAACGGGAGACCGTACTCCAATGAGAACGGATATGTAGACGATGACCTAATTACCTGCCACCCGCAAGAGGAAATCGATGCGATCATGAACTGGATTTCCAATAGCATTGCTCCGCGCAAAACACCGCTTGGCGGCCACACCAGCTACGGTATCAAGCATCTGCTTGAGCGTGACACGGGCATCTACCTTACTAACAATGAGTTCAAGGATGCCATGCTTCAGGCAGGCTACGAGCCGGTTGACCCTAACGAGCTCAACTGGCACTATCGTATCAGCAAAAAGTCCAAGGCGTTTGCGCTGAAGGTCTGGTAACCGATTTTGTCCTTTTAGTCCGTTTTGTCCTACAGTTTTGCACAGGAACAATATATGTTTACTGCGCTGCCGAGGTCGTGTATCTGCCTTTGCAGCGCAGTTGCATATTGTTTTGTCCCTTGTGTCCGTTTTGTCCTTAGGGGTGGGGGATTCTTATCTCTACGGCTTTTTGAAGCGGACAGCGGCGTGGGGCTTCGTGTACGAAAACGCATAAGTTATTAGGGTATTGACCATAAAAGTTTCAAAAATGAAGGAGGATGAGTTTTTATGGGAAACAGAGGACCGCAACCCGGCACCGGCGGTAGGCCGAGGAAGCCGCTTGCAGATAAAATAACGGAGGGCAAAACAGATAAATTCTCGAACGGCAGCGTTAAGTTGCCGGAGCCTGTGGAATTGGAGGGTGCTGAAATGCCCCCTCCGCACGAATTTCTCTCTGACGAACAAAAAAATGGAGAGGAGCTTGTGGCAACGGAAATATACCAGTCCACTTGGGAATGGCTACGAAAATTTCACTGCGAGCAGCTGGTTACTCGGCAGGGCTTAGAGCAGTATGCTGTGGCGGCAGCTCGATGGATTCAATGCGAAAAGGCCATCTCGACCTTTGGCTTCCTTGCCAAGCATCCGACCACCGGCGCTCCCATTACATCGCCGTATGTCTCAATGGCACGTGAGTATTCCAAACATGCCAACGCCCTGTGGAATCAGATATTCGCAGTAGTGCGTGAAAACAGTTCTATGGACTGCAGCAACTCATGGACGCCGGCTGACGACGTCATGGAGCGGTTGCTGACAATGCGCCGGGGCTGATAGCTCACCGGAGGGAAAAGGAGTGCGGCTATGAAACCGTCAGAAATCAACATCATCACAGATATGCGGCTTAAGGGACAGGGAGCGTCGGCGATTGCGGCTGCGCTCCGGCTCTCGCCCAACACGGTCAAGTCATATATCCGCAGGCACCCGGACTTGCCCGGAACGCATCGCTGCGTCCAATGCGGGAACACATTCTCTCAGCCGAGAGGTCGGCGAGAAAAACGGTTTTGCTCGGACAAATGCCGTACCTCATGGTGGAACGCCCATCAGGAGCAAATCAACAAGAAAGCATATTACACTCTCGTGTGTCAATATTGCGGGAAGGAGTTCGAAAGCTATGGCAACAAAAATCGAAAATACTGTTCAAGGACATGCTATCAGCAAAGCCGGGGAAAGCAGCTCGGATAAGTATTCGCCGGGTACGCTTATGCGGTATCACACAACCCTTGCCCTCATTGATGGGCTGGTAACGGACGGCTGCTTCACGCAAGCCGACAGGCGAAAAGCATACACAATAATCAATAAGAAATACGGCCTATCTTCGGACAGTATATATGCCGAAATCGCTTGATATATCTCGCTTTTAGAGCAATATATAGAGTACCAAATTTTGATACAAGGGAGGGTAAAACATGGAACGCAGCATTACACAGACCGCCTTTTTGAAGCCACTGTCAGAGCAGCTGATACGGGTCGCAGGGTATGCGAGAGTATCCTCCGGCAAGGATGCGATGCTCCATTCACTTGCTGCACAGGTCAGCTACTACAGTGATTACATTCAGAAGCACCGAGGCTGGTCTTACGTCGGCGTCTATGCCGATGAAGCGAAAACAGGAACAAAGGATTCACGCGATAACTTCCAACGCCTGCTTGCCGACTGCCATACCGGGAAAATCGATTTGATTATTACGAAGTCGATTTCACGCTTCGCTCGGAACACGGTCACCTTACTGGAAACGGTACGGGAGCTGAAGGGGCTCGGCATCGACGTGTGGTTCGAGGAACAAAACATTCATACCATGAGTGCCGATGGAGAGCTGATGCTCTCCATTTTGGCGTCTTATGCCCAAGAGGAGAGCCGCTCGGCAAGCGAGAACCAGAAATGGCGCGTCAAACGCAATTTTGAGGACGGCATACCGTGGAACGGCACCATGCTCGGCTATCGCCACAAAGACGGTAAGTTGACAGTCGTACCGGAGGAAGCAGAAGCCGTCAGAATGATTTTCGATTATTATATCACAGGGATGGGCGTTACGGCTGTTATGAAAATGCTGAATGCAAATCATATTAAAACCCGCTACGGCAATCCGTGGTGCAAAAGCAGCGTGATGACGGTATTACGCAATTACACCTACACCGGAAACCTTCTGCTTCAGACCACATTCCGCGAAGATTATCTCATCAAGCGGACGCTCATCAACAACGGTGAGCTGCCGCAGTACCACGCCGAGAATGCTCATGAAGCCATCATCCCGCTGGAGACCTTCAATGCGGTACAGGCAGAGATAGCGCGACGGGCGGCAAAGCATACGCACCCCGGCAGTCCTCAGAAAGTTTACCCCTTTACGGGTTTTCTCACCTGCGACATTTGCGGGAAACATTATCGCAGAAAGGTCACTGCCGCCGGACCCGTGTGGATATGTGCCACCTACAATACACTCGGCAAGGCAGCCTGCGCTTCCAAGCAGATACCGGAGGAAACACTGATAGCGGTAACCGCCGAGGTCATGGGCACAGATAACTTTGATGCAGAAGCTCTCCACAATAAAATAACGGATATCAGAGTGGCAGAGGGCAACACCTTGGTATTCTGCTTCAAGGACGGCACAGAAGCCGTTAAACGATGGGCAGACCGTTCCAGAGTGGAGAGCTGGACGCCTGAGATGCGGGATGCCGCCAGAAAGAAAACATTGGAGCGAGGTGAGCGTTGATGGCAGCAAAGAATATTACAGTTATTCCGGCAACAAAGATGATGCATACGGGTCTGCCACGCAATGCTGCAGTCAAAAAACGTGTTGCCGGTTATGCCCGCGTCTCCACCGACAGCGAGGAACAGCAGACAAGCTACGAGGCGCAGGTGGATTACTACACCAAATACATCCAGTCAAAGCCTGAGTGGACATTCGTCAAGGTCTATACGGACGAGGGCATTTCGGCATTGAACACCAAGCACAGAGATGGTTTCAACGAGATGATTGCCGATGCTCTGAACGGTAAAATCGACCTTATAGTTACAAAATCCGTCAGCCGCTTCGCCCGTAATACGGTCGACAGCCTTACCACGGTGCGAAAACTCAAGGAAAAGGGCATCGAGGTATATTTTGAAAAGGAGGGTATCGCCACCCTCGACAGCAAGGGCGAGCTGCTCATCACCATCATGTCTTCGTTGGCACAGGAAGAAAGCCGGAGCATTTCCGAGAACGTCACATGGGGTCAGCGGAAGCGTTTTGCCGACGGCAAGGTCAGCGTTGCTTATGGGAAGTTTCTCGGATACTGCAAGGGCGCAGACGGCATTATGGAGATTGTGCCGGAGGAAGCAGAAACCGTGCGAAGTATCTACCGCCAGTTCATTCAGGGCAAGACCACTAATGCAATAGCTGCCAGCCTCACAAGGAACGGTGTTCCCACACCGGGTGGTAAAGAAAAGTGGCAGGCCACCACGATTGAGAGTATTCTTACCAATGAGAAGTACAAAGGCTCGGCGCTCCTGCAAAAGAAGTTTACAACAAATTTTTTGACAAAAAAGATGAAGCCCAACGAGGGTGAGGTTCCTCAGTTCTATGTTGAAAACAGTCATCCGGCGATTATTTGTCCGGAGGAATGGGATAGAGTCCAGAACGAAATGCTACGAAGGAAAGCTACCGGGCGACATCAAAACAGCCTAAGCCCATTCTCGGCAAAGCTTATCTGCGGAGACTGCGGTGAGTATTATGGCTCAAAGGTATGGCATTCCAACAGCAAGTACCGCCGTACCATTTGGCAGTGCAACGGCAAATTCAAGGGTGTCGAAAAATGCCGAACCCCTCATTTATATGAAGATGACATAAAGGCGATGTTCTTGAAGGCGGTCAGCGAGTTGATGATTGACCGCGAGGCTCTCATCGATGATGGCAGGGTTCTGCATACGGCATTCACTGATTTCAATGCCATCGATAAGGAAGTCGCAGAGATAACCAGTGAGATTGATGTGCTTTCCGGGCTGGTACAGAAGCTGGTTGACGAGAACGCCAGTACCACACTCGACCAGACGGAATACCGAAGCCGCTACGATGGCTATATCGACCGCTACGACAAGGCAAAAAAGCGGCTGGCGGCATTACAGGAACAGCGTCAGCTTCAGGAGCTCAAGGGCGATATTCTGAGCGGATTCCTCTTTGAGCTCGGTGAACTGTACGACCTGCCGATGGTATTCAAGGACGAAACATGGAACGCTCTGGTCGATCATGTGACCGTCCACAAGGGCGGCAGAGTAGTTTTCACCTTCAAGAACGGCACCGAGGTCACGGAAATGCTGTAAAAACAGCATCATTATATTATGAAAGTCCTCTTTTAAACAGAGGGCTTTTCTCTCACCCTCGGTTGAATCGAGGGTGCTCTATGGTAAACTAATCGAAAAACGATAGCCAAGTCAAAAAACGAATTGAAGCGTATATGTGGTGATTAGTCAAGAATACTCACTACGTAAAATACTATATATTGTGGTTCATAAAGAACGTCGGGTGCATTGATTTGATGAAAAGCCCAGTATTACAGCCTTTTCTGGGCATAAAAAAACGTTAAGGTAACTGATACGATTGTATCAATTACCTTAACTGTTATGGAGAAGAACACGAGTTTGATACAAAATGCACATGGTAGCAGTTTTCCCGTTTGTTCCGTTTGCTTTGTGCACACCCCCTATTGTTTGGACGATAGTATCTCCGATTGTCCGGGCAGAAGTATTTCCCCAACACCATTATATATGATGCGAACTCGCTGCTTCCTTATGCCATCAAAGGTCTCCGGCGAATAAACGATTATTTTTGAGATAAATTCTCTGATGATTTTTCCGGTAAGTTCTACCGATTCTTCGTACTGATGTGCTAAAGAAATCATATACGTGACATTTGCGGAGCTCTCTTTTACGGTGCAAATTTTCCTCTCCAGTTCCTGTATTTGAGCAGTAAGCTGTGTTTGCTCGTCCGCATATGAAAGAAGCAATTTCCCAAGCATCTCGTCAGCAATTTTACCAGTCAAGTTATCTTCGTATAAGTTTTTTTGTATTTCGTCTATTTGTGATAATCGGTTGTGAACCTCGTGCATCTCAGCTTCTAATGCTTTTACCATTTTATCGGATTCGCGTTTTGATTGTTTAAGGACTAACTGTGTAAATCGTTCTTCATCCTCTATTATGAATGCAATTAGCTTTTTGATGTGACCAAGTAAAAGCCGCTCAACAACGACATTCCGTATTTGATGCGCACTACATCCACCCTTAACCTTACGGTATGTAGCGCAGACAAAATGCTCTTTACTATGAGGCCAGCCTTTTCCTCTTACTTGATACATCTTATTTCCGCAATCAGCGCAATATAGCATCCCAGAAAGCGGAGGCATTTCGCCAAGCGGAGTGGGTCTCCGCCGTCCATTCCTTATTGCTTGGACAATCGCAAATGTATCTGCTTCTACAATGGCTTCATGAGTGTTTTCAAAAATCAACCAATCATCTGGATTGTTCCATATCTTAATTTTACTCTTGTACGATTTCTTATGCGTTTTAAAGTTGACAGTATGACCAAGATACTCTGTTCGCGCAAGAATATCAGCTACTGTTCGCGCATGCCACGTATAAGGATTTTCGGGTTGTTTTGCTGGAGTATTGATACCTATATTATTTAGATGTGCCGTTGGGGATTCTATGCAATCTTGCTCCAGTTTACGTGAAATTTGTGTTGGGCCAAAACCGTCCATACACATTTTGTAAATCTGCCTGATGATTTTAGCAGCGACTTTATCGATGATCCAATGATCCTTATTCTGAGGGTCTTTCAAATATCCATAAGGCGGATTAGTACATAGTGGTTTACCTGATTGCCCCTTTGCTTTGAAAACAGCACGGATTTTTTTGCTTGTGTCCTTCGCATACCATTCATTTATTATATTCAAAAAAGGTGTGAAGTCATTATCCTGACTGTCATTGCTGTCAACACCATTGCCTTGCATAGATCGCGTCTATCCTGTTGTTCATATTGTCGCTCCTTTTCTTAAAAAAGAAACGGAGCTGCTGACAGCCTTATTATACCGTCAGCAGCCCCGCAAATCAACGATGGTTTCGGGAAACCTTATGCCCCGGCTTCCTCTTTCTGCCGCTTATCGGCATATTTGCGGAACACCTCATAAAGCTGCTGCTCCAGTTCCCGGCGTTTGACCGCTTCCTGTTCCGGCGTGAACACCGGGGAGAGGTTTTCCAGCGTGATTTCCCTGCCTTGAAAAGTCACGACTTCCGTTTCCTTTTTGTATCTGATGGTGGTACTTATAAAATCACCTTTCCTTTCCATGCTGCCGCTTCTGCCGTTTCAGTTCCGCCAGTATATCCGGCGGGATACGGTCAACCAGCCGCTGTAAATTGTCCAGTTCGCTTTTCAGCTTTGCCCTTTCCATAGTATCTTTCATCTTGCCTTTTTCACTGGCTTTTGCCCTTGCTTCCAGCTTTTCGTTTTCCGCTAACAGGTCATTGATTGTGACCTTGTATTTTTTCAGTTGCCCGGAGAAATTCTCCATCTGCGGGAACCACTTTTTCAGCATGGAGAGGGCTTCCTCTTTTTTCTTTCCGGCGTTGAACGGGGTAATATCGCCCAGCGTGGCTTCAATGGCTCTTGCCTGTTTGGAGAGATTGACCGCCTGCTTGAACAGACGGGTGGGGATTGCTTCGTTGGACAGGGGCGTAAATGTAGGTGCTTCAAAGAGGAAATTCGGGAGCCGGGTGAAGCTGACCGATTTCTCCGGCTGATGAATATAAATAGTGTTTGTCATACTGTGTTTTGTGGACAGTTAGAAGCCCGTTTTCGGGGGTAGACGGTAGTTTCTATTACCTGCCCCTGTTCTGTGCTTGTAAAGCCTTGTAAATCAAGGACTTTTCAGCCCCTAACTGTCCACACAAGACCTCCTTTTCCGTTCACTTTCTGTTTTCTGCCGCCTGTGAACCCTGGCGGCGCAATCCGGGCAGTATTTCCCCCTGTTAGATTTTGGGAGAAAGGCATGTCCGCATACGGCGCAGCGTTTCGTGTCCTTATCCCGGAAAATCTCCGCTTCCAGCGTCCCGTCCAGCGGCAAGACCGCCCAGCGGAACCACTTGCAGCAGACCGAGAAAGAAATCATCTGCGGGCAGGCGCAGGCGTCCCTGCCGTCAAGGGCGATACAGCCCCCGTCAGCGTAATTGCAGCACTCCCGCCGGATGAGGGCGTTTGCCCTCCTGCGCTGTGCCGGGGCAATACGGGGCAGACCGCCCGCCGGGCTGCGCTCTATCTCTGGCAGCTTATATCTCATGTGTACCTCCGTTTCTTTTCTGTCGTTCTCCCCGAAAAGGCTTCCTACCCCATTCCTGCGGCGTATCCCTGCATTGGTGCGCTGTCTGCGTCACTTCTCCTGCCGGTCGTATCCCTTTTCGGACGGTCATTCTGTTTTCAAGGTACTGTCCATCGATGAACTATCTCAAGTCTACACTTTTTTGACCGCCTGTGCCGTATATCCGAAAGGTAGGAAATCAGCCCAGAAAACAAGCTATTTCCACGCTCTCGGAATTGTGATATAATAAAAATAACGGATCAACAAATCGGAATTTGATGAAGGAGTGTGATTATATGAAAACGAGACGAGCATTAAGGCTGTGTAGCCTTGTAATGCTGATTGTGGCAGTAGTCTTTGTTTTATGCGCTCTGTCCAATCCCGGATTGGGAAGGGCTGTTTATATCGGCAGTATCAGAATAGGAGCAGATGTTAAACGGGTATTCTATACCGCGTATGTTGTTGTCATGGTTGCGTTGCTTGGCATTTCCTTCTTTGTGAAGGATAAGAAGTAGCAACTTCCAGTTTATTGAGCAGACAAGGAGGGAGCATGAACACAACCATACAAGAACGCTTAAAAGACCTGCGTGTGGAACGAGGGCTGACGCTGGAACAGCTTGCGGAGGAAACCCACCTTTCCAAATCTGCTTTAGGCAGTTATGAGGGGGACAATCTCAAGGACATCAGCCACTATGCCCTTATCAAGCTGGCAAAGTTTTATGGCGTGACCGCCGATTATCTGCTGGGGCGTTCTCAAACAAAAAATCACCCAAACGCCGAGCTTGCAGACCTGCGTTTGAGTGATGATATGATTGAGTTGCTGAAAAGCGGGCTGGTGGACAATTCTCTCTTGTGTGAACTGGCGACACACCCGGATTTCCCCCGGCTCATGGCTGACCTTGAAATCTATGTGAACGGCGTGGCGGTGAAGCAGGTGCAGGCCGCAAACGCCATAGTGGATACCATGAGCGCAACGATTATGAAGCAGCACAATCCCGGCCTGACCGACCCGCAGCTACGGCAGCTTGTCACCGCCCATATTGACGATGACAGCTTTTGCCGCTACGTGATACAGCAGGACATAAACGGCATAGCCCTTGACCTGCGGGAAGCCCACAAGGACGATTTTTTCAGTGTCCCGGAGGACAATCTGCTGGAAGATTTTTTGCAAGCCGCAGAAGAAGCCGTTGCCCCGGGCAGCGACCCGGAACAAGCGGCGATGGCGTTTATCTGCAAGCGGCTCAAACTGAACTACGGGAAGCTGTCGGAGGAAGAAAGAAAGTGGCTGAAAGGGATTGCGCAGAAGTCGGACTTGCTGAAAAATCCCAAACCGCAGCGGGGGAGAAAGTAAAGGGATAAATCGGGATTTGACAAAGGAGTGTATATGAAAAAGTAACTTCCAGTTTGCCAGAGAAAGGTAAGGTGAGCGAATGAGAATATTATACGAACTTTCATGGTTATGGGAGACGCTGGTCATTGCGCTTGCGGCTGCGGCTGTTTGCGTGGTTTGTGCCATGCTAATCTGTAAGGCAGTAAAGAAGAACCTCAGCAAAAAGACGGCGGCAGTTATCGGCGCAGCAGCGTTTGCGGGCGCTGTTTTGGCAGTCATTGTGATTGCCCGGACTCCGATGCCGCTTTGATTAAACGGGATGCTTGATTGCCTGTGCATAAGTACAACTTCAAGTTTATCGGGGAAATAGCAAAGCCAGTCGAGCCAGTCAACGGTCAAGATGAACGGTGCATTTCATGCGCCGCCGTTGACAGTCCCGTCCGGCTTTGCTAAAGGGTAATCAAGGCGGGAAAGCCCTAAAACGGCTTCCCGCCCATTTCAATTTTGAGAGAAAAATCCATCTGCTTTTTCGTGAGTGTGTCCACAAGTTCGGGACATTTTGTCCCGAAGTCCGGCGTGGGACGAGGGACGGGGGCTTTCATATACGCCCTGTCTGCTGATGAAACCAGCCCTGCGCTTGCGGCTCCACGCCACGCAATCACAGCCCTGCTTTCCTGCCGCCTCAAATGCCCTTGCCCTCCCCGGCGGCAACGGCATTTTCACGGCAACGCCGACAGAGCGTATAACACACTACACTTTGCAAGCAAAGTCGTGTGCCAAAGGGGAAGCCCCTTTGGAAACCCCGGACAACAAAACAGGCTGAACACCTCGCACTTTTCCTGTGCTTGATGTTCAGCCTTTATTTGTTGTCAGCAGCCCGTTTCTCGGTCTGCCTTTTGTGTCCTTGTACATAATGTTTCCGTATAATAGCCAACACGTAAATAGTCCCTTCCAAGCCGGGACATATCTTTCACGACAATCGTGCTGATTTGCCCATCATCGACAAGATTCATAAGCGCCTGCCATCCCGGCCTATCGAAATTAGTCCCACTGTACCCATCGTCGATAAAAAATTGGGTGTTTTGTAAATGATTATCCATTGCGTACTTTTCCAGTATTGCCTTTTGATTTTTGATGCTATTACTATCTCCGATGAGTTCATCATCACGAGATAATCTGCAATATAGTGCAGTGATTTTTGCCTGCCACTCGTCCATAATTTTTCCTCCTAAAATAAAGAAATCGGCCAGTTGATGCCGACTTCCTTTTCTTAATATTATACAGTGATATGCAAAATTTTGAGGTTTTCATGCGAGTATTTCCTTTCCGCTCTTGAACCGAAACACGATACTGCCATCCCGCTGAACGATTGCGATGTCAAGCAGCGTAATCCAAAGTCGCTCGTTCCATTCGTTTATGGCCAGCGGCTGCTTTTTCAACGTTGTGATAAACGTTTTGATTTCCTTGCTTTTTCGCATCCGTTTTTCTTTTTCCGTTTCAAGTGCAGTGTAATGCTCAAAAGCGGCGTTATAGCGCTTTTCAATGCGTTCGCTTTCCAATGCGTAGGCTTCCTGCGACTGGGCGACGGACGCATTCTTTTTTATATGCGCCTGCATGAGTTCGGACACGACCGCCATTTCATCCTGTTCCTGTTGCATTTCGGCATCAAGTGCCGTAGTGTCGCAGAGCGTCTGCCGGATAAGCTCACAGTCAGCAAGCACTGTGGAGCGATTGCCCATCAAGTCATTGTAGGCAGTAAGGAAACGTTGTTTGATTTCGTCCTCGGTGAGCGTGGGCGTGGCGCACCTTTTCATGTTTTTGAATTTCTGATTGCACTGGAATATCACGCTTCTATATTCATCCGTGGAATGCCAGACCTTTCGGCCGTAGAAACCGCCACAGTCTCCGCAGATGATTTTACTGTGAAAAGCCTTATCGCTGTAAGCTCTGCCCAGTTCCTTGCGCCGCGCCATTTCTTCCTGCACCGTTTCAAATTCCTCCGGGGCGATGATGGCTTCGTGCGAATTTTCCACATAATATTGGGGTACTTCGCCGTTATTTACCCGCAGTTCTTTCGTTAAAAAGTCAACTGTAAACCGTTTCTGGAGCAGCGCATCGCCCTTATATTTCTCGTTGGTGAGGATACTGGCAACTGTGGATGACCGCCATGTTTTCTTTCCGGCAGGGCTGAGAATGCCGTGTTCCATGAGGTAATTAGCAATGCCCTGTGTGGTTTTTCCCTCAAGGAACATCTTATAGATGAGCCGTACCGTTTCGGCTTGCTCCGGCACTACCTTGAGGTTTCCGTCCTCGCCCTTATCAAAACCGAGAAATTGCGAGTAGCCGACGCTGACCTTGCCATCCGAGAAACGCTTGCGTTGTCCCCATGTGACATTTTCCGAAATGGAGCGGCTTTCTTCCTGTGCCAGAGAACTCATAATGGTAAGAAGCAGCTCGCCCTTGCCATCAAAGGTAAAAATATTTTCTTTCTCGAAATAGCACTCCACACCTTTTTCCTTCAGCTTGCGGATGGTAACAAGGCTGTCAACCGTGTTTCTCGCAAATCGGCTGACCGATTTTGTGACGATAAGGTCTATCTTGCCGTCCAGCGCATCCCGCACCATCTGTTGAAATCCCTCTCGGTGCTTAGTATCCAAAGCCGAAATGCCTTCATCCGTATAAACCGTGACGAACTCCCAGTCCTCTCGGGACTGAATATACTTGGTGTAATAATCGACCTGTGCCTCATAACTGGTGAACTGCTCGTCCTTATCCGTGGAAACACGGGCATACCCGGCAGTGCGTCGCTTTGCAATGGACGCTGTCGGTAGCGCCGTGAACTTGTTTTTTGTCGCTGGTATTGTCGTTACTCTTGGCATTGTTTTTTCCTCCTTTGAATGCGTGTTCGCTCGGCAGCGGCTTGCTTCATTTCCGATGTCCAGCTTTCGCGCCGTGAGCGATCTGCCCATGTGCGCTCGACCGTGCTGCCATCTTTGAAAATGAAACGCAAGTGGTTGTCTTCCGGCACTTCGATATGGTCAACCTGCGTGTCGAATATTGTTGAATTGTAGGTTTCCGTCCCAAGCACCTCGGTGCACACGGCTTGTAGCGTAGCTTCGGGTATTTTTTTGCCGTGGCAGTACGCATTACCCTCGGTGAGAAAAGTGGAGCAGTTCCAGCCAACCGAGCCGTTGCAAGTGTTTCGCTTGTAGTTTTTTCCGCAGAATGGGCAGTAGATTTTACCGGTGAACTCGCTTTTTTGCGGGCGGGGTCTGCCTTTGGCAGCTTCCTTCATTCTCTGTAAAACTACCTGCGCCGCATTGAAGGTATTCTTGTCGATGATAGCGGGATGCGTTTCCTCCGCGAAGAACATCGGCAGCTCACCAGTGTTGCGGCATTTCTTTTTTTCCAGATGATTATTTCGGTAGTGCTTTTGAAGCATGGCGTTGCCCGTATATTTTTCATTGCCGACCGTTTCGCGGATACGCTGGGCACACCATTTGCCACCAAGCGCACCCGGCACGCCTCGATTGTTCAAATTCTTGCTAATTGCCCCGAAAGTTTCTCCGGCGATAACGCGGGCAAATATCTCACGAACAATCTGTGCAGTGGCGGTATCAATCTCAATACCGTCCTTCGATATGCTATATCCGAACAGAAACCGCCAATTTAGCAGTTCTCCGTTTTCAAAGCCCTTACGGACGCGCCACTTCTGATTCTCACTTGCCGACAGGCTTTCCTCTTGTGCATAAGATGCAAGTATGGTAAGCATCAACTCACCCTCGGCGCTCATTGTGTAAATATTCTGTTCCTCGAAAAAAACATCCACCTCCAAAGCTTTCAGTTCACGGACTGTTTCCAGTAGTGTTACCGTGTTCCGAGCAAAACGGGAGATGGACTTGGTCAGTATCAAGTTCACTTTTCCGGCACGGCAGTCTGCGAGAAGATTTTGAAATCCGCTTCGACTGTCCTTTGTGCCAGTTAGTGCTTCGTCTGAATAAACACCCACATAAAGCCACCCCGCGTGGTTTTGTATTAGGCTACTGTAATAGCTGACCTGTGAGGACAGCGAGTGGAGCATCGCATCCTTACCTGTGGAAACACGAGCATAAGCGGCGACCTTTTTTGGCTGTTCCAATCGTGGCTTCTGCGGCATTTTTCTTACTGTTTTCGGCATAATTTCACCTCCTCGCCTTACACCATGTTCGCTCTAAAAGCCACATTTATCAAGTCAATTTCGCGATATATACTGCCGATTTTAAGCCCATATTTCTCAGCTAACTTGTGCTCAATTGATACAATGTCATCCTTGCCGATGATGCCGTTTTTGAGCATAATTTGTGCCTGTGTCATAGCGGACTGGTAGGCTTGGACTTTCTGAAAATCAGTCATTCCCGCCACCATCCTTGTAACGAGCAGCGATGTAGCAGCGGTGAGAACAATACTTGCGCTCGTCCTTGCGGCGCATTTGTATTTCTTTACCGCAGCAGGCGCAGTTCGCCGTGTACGGCATATCGGCTTTCGGATGCTTGTTCCACCATTTCATTCGGCAGGTATTGGAGCAGAAGCGCCGACCGCCACGCGTGCTGATATCAATAGGTTTTCCGCACTCCGCACACCGGGCGGTTTCTTCCTTAGTGAAAACCCTTTTTTGCCTGCGACAATAAGACTTTACCGTATTTTCGGAAAGCCCAAGCTCCTGTGCAATCTTTATATATCCGATGCCACCCTGTCGCATGGTAGTGATTCGTTCTCTTTGCTCATTTGTCATGAGATTGTCCTCCAGTCCGAGAACTCTTGTCCTCACTACCCACTGGAAAAAAAGAAGCCCATCGTACAAAAAATGAGCAAAAAAAATAATGCCTACCAGAGAGATAATCTCCAGTAGGCATCACTAAGAATATATTTACTCGCTGTACTTGATGAAGGCATCCGTAAAGCCAGCCGCCTTAATCTTGGCAAGCATGACGTCTGCGTTTGACTTAACGGAATACGCACCGACCTGCACACGGTAATATTTTTTTGGTGTGGTCGGTGTGACGGGAACGGGTGCTTCCGTTGCAGCCAGTCCAAGCCTTGACCGCCGCACGGAAGGTGTCCATGCTCTTGCCGTGCTTCGGAAACCAGTGCATGACGTCGCCGTGATTGGACGCGATGCCGAGCGTGTGTCCCTCGCTGTGGCAGATGATGTCTTTCTCCGTGAGGTTGTACTGCTTACAGAGGTAAACGCAAAGCTCCACCGCCTCGGTGTAGACCTTGCCAAAATAGGTCGCGTCGGTCAGAGCGTCCTCGCAAATCTCAAAGCCAATGTAGCCGAGATAGTTCGCGTTGCCCTTTGAGCCAGATCCGCTGTGCCAGCCGACCATGTTCCACGGCAGCGTCTGGTAGGTGGCAATCGTGCCGTCTGCCAGCTTGCCAATAAAGGCGTGGACACAGACCTGCCTGTCCATGTGCTGATTCCAGTGATTACCGTACTGATTTACGCCGAGCAGTCCGTC